ACTTACTATGTTGAAGGCATGACACAAACTGAAATAAACGAAATGGTACAAAGAAATGTAGACCATTTAGAAGTTATTTTAGAATATGCACCTGTTGATAGTGATGATGAAACACCTAATGTAAAAGGAGCAGCAGATAGTAAAAAAACTACTCATGTTGCAGCTATTGCTACAGGTAAACAATATATTACTGATAATAGTTAATTATGCCAGATAAAAAAGAAACTGTTGAAGTTGAATTAACACCTCAACAGCAAAATATTCAAGCTCATATAACAAGCTTGACTAATAAAATAAATCAACATCAATTTGAGATTGATGAATTAATGCCTAGTTTAAATATGTATAAACAAGCTTTAGCAGAAAGCATGAAAGAGCAAGTTGATAATATTCCAAAGGAGGAAAAAAATGACAATACTTAATATATTAGCGTGGGTTACTGCAATAATATCTATAGCTTCAGTTATAGCAGCAATAACGCCTACCCCTAAAGATGACCATTGGTTTAGTTACTTATACAAAGTAATTGACTGGTGTGCATTAAACGTATTAAAAGCAAAGGATAAATAATATGAAAAATTTAATAATAATAATAGGTGCTGTATTTATATCATCATGTGCAACTGTAAGTGCTGTAATAGATGGCGGTAAAGATTTAACAACTAGCGTTATAGATTCAACTGTTAAAACAGCAGGTGCTATAACCACCTCAGCTTTAGAAGATGTTAGTGGCGTTATTGACACTGTAGCAGAATCAACAGGAGATGTTGTTGATAATGTTGTTGAACAAGTTGATGAACAAACTGACGAACTACAAAATTCTGATGATGAGGATACAAAGTGAGTTTTTTAAAAAGATTTTGGAACAACCTTACAGGCACAGAAGAAGTCAAAGTGAGAACTAGAAATAAAAAAGGTCATTATGTGGCGGATGATAAATCTACGCCAGATGTAAATGAAGCTTGGACAACTAAACGAGTTAAAAAAACTATTAAAAAATAATGGCTAAATCACCAGATGCGTTCGTTTATAACGCTACGTTAGAAAGAATCGTAGATGGTGATACTTTTGATTGTTCTTTAGATTTAGGTTTTAAAGTAACATTAGTTGGTCAACGTGTTAGATTAGCTGGTATTGACACACCAGAAAGCAGAACTAGAGATTTAGCAGAAAAAAAATTAGGTCTTGCTGCTAAATCACGATTACAAGAATTATGTATCGGTAAGTTTAAAGTTAAATCTTTAGGCAAGGGTAAGTATGGGCGAATACTTGGCATACCATATACAGAAGATGGTAGAGATATTTGCCAAATTCTTATAAAAGAAGGTCATGCCGTAGAATATGACGGAGGCAAGAAAAATAAAGTTTGGGGTGATTATTAATGGAATCAGCCGTAACTGTAATTCAGGAAGTAGGTTTTCCAATAGCAGCTGCAATAGGTTTAGGTTGGTTTATTTATAAATTAGTAATACGAATAGTTGATGGCATGGAACAAAAATTAGATATTGTTGATGAAAAAGTAGCACAACAAATAAGCGCTATCGAAGAACGACTAGGTACAAAACTTGATTCTCAACATGGTATTTTGGTAGCATTGATAGACAGAGTTAGAAGTTTGGATAATGAAATTATAAGGCAAGACACTCTAATAAAAACTATTCTTGGCGTACCACAACTTATAAATAGTAATAAAATTGCAAAAGCAGAAAGAGATGACCAAAGAAAAGATTGATAAACAAAAAATGGAGGATGAAGCAGCAAAAATGAGAATAGCAGTTTGGTTTACCTTCATAGGCGCAATCATGTTTGTTGCAATTATTGCTATGAATATTAGTGCAGATACTATAACTCATAAGTTTAAAAATCCTTCTTTTAGTGGAATTAATACCTCCTCTCATTATCTTACAATAGAAAATCAAGAGTTTAACCGTAAGATGACCATAAAAGAAGAAATTAAAGCCATACAAGAACAAATAGAAAGAGACAAAGAAAATACAACGTTGGCTAGATTTATACGTAATTTAGAATCTAGAATATATGCACAATTATCAAGACAGTTGGTAGAAAATTTGTTTGGGGAAACACCAAGCACAGAGGGGACACTAACATTAGAGGGCAACACCATCAAATATAGTATTAAAGATGGCGTTATAACTTTAATTATTACGGACGAAAACGGAAATGTCACTGAAATACAGCTGCCTATTGGTAATTTTAGCTTCTAGTTGTAGTTTAAACCCTGTTGTAAACAATTTAGAAGATGGTAAATCCTTACCGCGTGTTCTACAAATACAGTCAAAAGAATTACTTAAAGTTGACCAACCAAAAATACCTATAGTAGTTGCAGTTTATCCAAACGGATTTACAGACCAAACAGGACAAAGAAAAAGTAACAGCGAATTTGCATTATTTTCTTCTGCAATCACACAAGCACCAAGTCATTTGCTTATAAGAACATTAAAACATACTGCTAATGGTAAGTTTTTTAGAGTTGCTGAAAGAGTTGGCTTGGACAATTTAACTAAAGAAAGACAACTCATACGTTCTGCTAGAGAACAAAACGAACAAACTGATGGCCCAAAACCAATTATGCCTTTACTTTTTGCAGGCGTGCTTATGGAGGGTGCTGTAATAGGATATGACACAAACATAAAAAGCGGCGGTATTGGAGCTAGGTATCTTTCTATTGGAAGCAGCAAACAATATCGTGTAGATAATATTACAGTTGCTTTACGCATGGTTTCTATTGCTACAGGCGAAGTTTTGATAGATGTATTAGTTAGCAAACAGATATATAGCTATGGGCAATCACAAGATGTATTTAGATTTATAGAAGCCGGCACAGAGCTTGTTGAGATAGAAATGGGTGATGCAGAAAACGAACCAACAACATTAGCGCTGCAAAGGGCTATTGAGGAGTCAGTTTTGCAAATTGTAAAAATAGGTTATGATAAAGGATTCTGGGAGAAAAAAGATGATGAAACTAATTAGTTTATTGTTTATCTCTACATTAGTATTTGCAGCAGATAATGAAATATATGTAGACCAAAGCGGTGCCACCGCTAATATAGATTTAGAACAACTTGGTTCTGGAAATATTATTGGTGGTTTAAATTCTTCAGCAGGTAGTTTAACTGCTTTAGATTTAGATGGTATTACTATGACGCTAGATATAAATCAAATAGGCGATACAAACAAATTTCTTGGTGATATATTAGGAGATTCTATAACGGGTTTTTTTGAATTTGATGGCGATAGTAATACTTTTACTATTCAAGGCGACCCTACTAATACTTATGGTATTGATAATTCAAATTATAATGTAGATGTTACAGGTAGTTCTAATACATTTACTTTAGACCATGGCACAAGTGCTTTAGCAGCAACTCTTGATTTAGATTGGATTATACAAGGTGATAGTAATACATTTGACTTTGATATTAATTATGATGGCGGCACTTCTTATGTCGATGTTGATGGTGATAGTAACACAGTGAACTTTACAGGCTCTGGGTATGCTGGTGGTTATTTTTATTTAGACCAAGCAGGTAACAGCAGAACATTTAATATTACACAAGCAAGCACCCAAGATAATGACTGGCTTAAAATTTTATCTATTGGCAATAATGGTACTGTGTGCGTCATTCAAAACGACCAAGGCACAAGCACAAGTTGCTGATATTGGAGATATATCTGAACTAAATGGTTCAGCACAAATTGTAAGAGATAAACCTTACGAAGCTAATTTAAAGTTTGCTATACAAAGTAATGATGAAGCTATAACTAAAAATGGTCGTATGGCTATTACATTTTTAGATGATTCAACTGTAAAACTTACTGAGCATAGTCAGTTACTTATTGATGAATATATTTATGACCCTGACCCTAGTAAAGCAAAAATGGCTCTTACTTTTGGTCTTGGAACAGCAAGGTTTATTACTGGCAATCTAAATCGTATAGATAAACAGAACATATCTTTAAAAACACCTACAGCTAACATAGCAATACGTGGGACTGATTTTACGGCTACAGTTGACGAATTGGGACGTAGCCTTATTATTTTATTACCAGACGCTCTAGGGCTTTCTAGTGGCGAAATAGAGGTAGTTACAGCTACAGGAAGTGTTTTATTAAATAAACCATATGAAGCTACTACCGTAGATGTATTTGAGAACTCACCTACTAAACCTGTAATATTAGATTTAACATTAGATATTATAGATAATATGTTAATTGTTACGCCACCTAAAGAAGAAGATATTGCACAAGAAGAAACAGCAACAACTAAAACAGTTAATTTATTAGATTTTAACGATTTAGATATAGACTATCTTGCAGAAGATTTTTTAGATGATAACAGTCTAGAATTTACTGAGTTAGATATAAATTATCTTGATGTTAATTTTTTGGAAGATTTACTAGACGTATTAGATGCCTTAGCTATTGAAAAAGAAGAAGACCAACTGACTGCAGTTACGAGCGTAAATATTACAGGCACATTAATAGGACAAGACTCAAACACACAAATTACAACAATTGTTACAGGGCAAACTATTAGCTTACGCAGAAAAGTAAGTGAATCAGCACAGGTAGACCTTGTATCTGGAAATGGTTATACAGTAATCCTAATACAAGATGGCGTATCAAATGTTGTTAAAATTAATGGTGGTGGTGATTCAGTCATAACAATAAGACAAAGCAGCGGATGAAAAAACTTATAATTATTATATTGCCTGTATTATGCTTACCTTTAATATTTAAAAGCATACCAACAGAAATATTAAAACTTAAAGTGTATGACACTTTTATAAAAACACCAGCATCATCTGGTAATTTTGTCATTCTTAATATTACAGAAGAAGATGTGGAAAAAGAAGGAGGCTGGCCTTTTCCTAGACAAAGATTAGCTGAGATACAAATAGAATTACTTAACAAAGGTGCTATAGGTGTTGGTTGGGTAATAAGTTTTCCACAACCAGATAGAATGGGTGGAGACAATATTTTTTCAGAAAGTTTGTCTTATTCTCCCTCCGTTATAGCAATGTTTGAAGATGGTAAGGGTAATTATCCAGCCTCACCAGGCACGGTTTTATTAGGTGAATATAATAATGGTATAATTTCTACGGGAGTAAAAGCAAACCTACCTCAGTATTCCAACCACACTTTACAGGGTTTGGCTATTGCTCCCACTGATATTGACCAACTTGTAAGAAGAATACCTCTTTTAGTAAAAACACCTAACAACGATTGGATTCCTAGTTTCGGTACACAAATATACAAAGCATTATTTGGTGTAAAAACTTATATTATAAAAACTAATGATAATGGTATACAGGAAATATCAATACGAGGAATACCGCCAGTTAAAACAGATAGTTTTGGTCGTAAATGGATAAGTTGGGTAGATACACCACAAACTGATTTGCAGGAGATGAATGTGAATGGAAAGTTTGTTTTTGTAGGTGTTACTGCAAATGGCGTATTTCCTCAAATAGCTACACCCGTTGGGTTGCTTGAACCACATAAAATACAAGCAGCATTAGCGGAATCTATACTTATACAAAATAGTCCTTTTATACCTGACTATGCTCTTGCTGTTGAATTACTTAGTTTGTGCATTTTTGTAAGTTTAGTTTGGTTTGCATTGCATTTATTAGGTATAACTTGGGGTATAGCAATAGCTACAATAATTATGATAATTACATCATTAGGCGGATATTTTTTAATACAAAAAGGATTGTTGATAGATGTTTCGTGGACATTAATATCAGAATTTATTACAGGTTCTGTTGCATTTTATTTAAGATTTAGACAGCAATACAAACTTAGACAACAAATAAAAAAACAATTTGAACATTACCTAGACCCAAGACAAGTTAAAAAATTACAAGATAATCCAGAATCTTTAGTGCTTGGTGGAGAGCGTAGATATTGCACATTTCTATTCAGTGATGTCAGAGGTTTTACTGCTATGTCAGAAAAACTGGAGCCAGAAGAAGTAACTAAAATTATGAACAAAGCTTTAACCATACAAGCTGATGCAGTAAAAAAATACGGTGGTATGGTAGATAAATATATTGGCGATGCAATGATGGCCATATTTAATGCACCGATAGATTTACCAAATCACGAAACTGTAGCAGTGTTATGTGCTGAAGAAATACAAGATAATATTAAAAAAGCTAATCTTGGTATTGAGATAGGTCTTGGAGTAAACACTGGATATGCAGTTATAGGTAATATGGGTAGCGATACAAGATTTGATTACTCGGCCATAGGTGATGCTGTAAATTTAGCTGCAAGATTAGAAAGCTCAACAAAGGAAGTTGGAGAAGATATTGTTATAGGTTATGATACTATCAGTGCAAAAAACTTTAGCAACGAGTTGTTATTAAAAGAACTTAATAGTATCTTTGTTAAAGGAAAAGAAAAGCCAATAAAAATATATACGTTACAAAATGGTTAATAAAAAAATGACAGCAGAGGATGTAGCAGAAAGACTTACAAAGTTAGAAACAATTTCACATGAACGTTGGAAAACTGCTTTTAATGAATTTTCTGATATAAAACAACAAATTACATACATTAATTCAACTATAAAAGCAGCTACTTTTGGCGTTTTTGGATTTATTGGTGCTATAGGTATAGCTGTATTAACGAGGTTTTTAATATGAAAGCATTATTTAAAAATATTGTAGGAGCAGTAGCACCTACTTTAGGCACGGCATTAGGCGGACCGATGGGAGGTATGGCTGCAAACATGATTTCTGAAGTATTAGGCGTTCCTAACAACCAAAAATCAATAGAAACGGCAATACAAAACGCTACTCCTGAACAAATGTTAGAACTTAAAAAAGCTGAAAAACAGTTTGAGATACAAATGAAAGAACTTGATGTTGATATATTTGAATTAGAAGTTGCTGATAAACAACATGCCAGAGGCATGTTTAGTAAAGATTGGACTGCTCGTATTATTGGATTGTTTACTATTGGTGGATTTTTAGGGTATATATTCTTAGTTACTTTACAGCCACCAGAACAAAATAGCGAGGCTTTAATAAATCTTGTTTTAGGTTATCTAGGAGGATTAGCAAGTGCAATTATTTCGTTTTATTTCGGAGCATCTCATACCCCCGACAAAGGAGAGTAAAATGCAAACATCAAAAGAGGGCATAGCTCTCATAAAAAAATTTGAAGGTTGCAAATTAGAAAGCTATAAATGCGCTGCTGGCGTTTGGACAATAGGTTATGGCTCCACTGCTGGTATATCAGAAGGCATGTCTATATCGCAAGAAAGGGCTGACATGTTATTACTGGAAGATATACAAAAATTTGAAGACGCAGTAAATGATTTAGTTGAAGTGGACTTGCAACAAAATCAATTTGACGCTTTAGTTTCTTGGACTTTTAATTTAGGGCCAACTAATTTAAAAAACTCAACACTGCTTAAAGTTTTAAATAGTACACATGTCGATTGGGCAGACATACCATATCAAATTCAAAGATGGAATAAAGCTGGTGGAAAAGTTTTAGAAGGTCTTGTCCGCAGAAGAGAAGCAGAAGCTTTATTGTTTGAGGGAAAAGAGTGGCATGAGGTGTAAATATGCCATTAAGTAAATTTGTTTTCAAACCAGGAATAAATAGAGAAGGAACCTCTTATGATAACACTGGAGGTTGGTTTGACGTTAATTTAGTAAGATTTAGAAAAGGCAGACCTGAAAAATTTGGAGGATGGTCTAAAGAAACCTCCAATACGTATCTAGGTAAAGCTAGAGCCTTGCATGGCTGGAACTCATTAGAGGGTAGTAAATTTTTAGGTCTAGGCACAACTTTTAAATACTACATCAAAGAAGGTGCTTCTTTTTCAGACATCACTCCAATAAGATTAACAACATCTGCTGGCGATGTTACATTTGCAAAAGTTGCTAATAGCGACGCTACAATTACTGTAACCGATACCGCGCATGGAGCGGTAAAAAATGATTTTGTAACATTTAGTGGTGCTTCTTCATTAGGCGGTAACATAACTGCCACCGTACTTAATCAAGAGTATCAAATAGCAACCATAGTAAACGCAAATAGTTACACTATAGAAGCAAAAGATACATCTGGTACTACAGTATTAGCTAATTCTTCAGATACCGGTAATGGTGGTTCCTCTGTTGTAGGCACATATCAAATCAATGTAGGGCTTGATGATTTTATAACAGGAACTGGATGGGGTGCTGGTACTTGGGGCGAAGGCACCTTTGGTTCAGCTACATCATTGTCTGAAACCAACCAATTAAGATTGTGGACGCATGATAACTTTGGAGAAAATATAATAATAAATCCCAGAGCTGGAGGCATTTACAGGTGGGTTGAAAATAATGGTTTAAACACAAGAGCATTAGAACTTTCACAAGTAAGTGGTGCTAATTTAGTGCCTACCAAAGGTTTACAAGTTATTACATCGGAAATTGATAGACATTTGATAGTATTAGGAGCCGACCCTATATCATCTGGTACAAGAACAGGAACAGCAGACCCTATGTTAGTTGCTTTTAGCGACCAGGAAAATGAACTTGAGTTTGAGCCATTAATTACAAATACTGCTGGAAGTCTCAGACTATCTTCAGGCTCTTCAATTATAGGTGCTACAAAATCAAGACAAGAAATTTTAATATGGACAGATACTGCTTTGTATAGCATGCAATTTGTGGGACCACCTTTTACTTTTGCTTTAAATTTAATTAATGAGGGAACTGGTTTGATAGGTCCTAAAGCTGCCATAACAACAGCTTCTGCAATTTATTGGATGTCAGCAACAAATTTTTATATATATACCGGTTCTGTAAAAAAAATACCATGTTCCGTACATAATTTTGTGTATGGAGATATAAATTTTACACAATCTTTTAAATTTCATGGCTTTTCCATAACAGAAAAATCAGAAGTTGGTTGGTTTTATTGCTCATCTTCATCAAGCGAAATAGATAGATATGTTATTTATAATTATGAAGATAATATATGGTATTACGGACAGCTTGAAAGACATGCGTGGCTAGATACTGGTATAGAAGATTATCCTAGAGCAACATTTAACAATCATTTGTTTGAACAAGAAACTGGTTTTAATGATGATGGAAATCCTATGACAGGAGTTTTTATTGAAAGTTCAGACATAGAATTATCTGAAGGCAATCAATTTACATACATACAAAGAATGTTCCCTGATTTTAAATTTTTATCAAATGAAAGCGGTGGTAAAGTTAATGTGGTGATTAAAACCAGAAACAATCCAGGTGAATCACTATCAATAAGTTCAACAAATTCTATAGCATCTACTACAGGACAAGTAAACTTAAGAACTAGAACAAGACAGGCAGTTATTAGAGTTGAATCAGATGACGATGACGTAAATGGTAATGATAGCGTAGGTTGGAGGCTTGGAGCTACTAGGCTAGATATAAAGCCTGACGGACGTAGATAATGGCAAAACTTTTACCTACAAGCTTGCCACTTGCGCAAAACGAGGTAACTGGTGAAATTTTTAATAGATTAGTTCGTATAATTGAGTTAAACTTAGGACAGTTTGACCCAAATCGAACACCGCAATTCAATGAAACAGAAATTGCGCAATTAAACTTTTTACAGGGTGATGTAATTTGGAACACCTCTGCAGGAGTATTGCAAGTCTACGTAGGAAATAAATGGCTGCAACTGCATGTTCCTAACACCCCTAATAATGGTTTTGAAGCTACGGCTTCTTTAGGCGCTGTTTCTGTTGTGAACAAAGGTGATATAGCAGTAAATATAACGGTAGCCTAATAACTTAGGAATATTTATATGTTAGCTAAAAAACAAATTACTGATGAATATAAATTAAAAAATATTATACTAGGTTATCCTTCTGATTGGTTTGTAAATAAAAAAACTCTTAATTTAGCAAAGAAATCTTTGCCAAACATTGTAAAATTTTACAAAAGTATGGGTATTGAAAACCCTGAAAAATCACCATTAGCAAAAATTATAAAAGAACCATTAAAAGATGTATATACTGCACCTTTGTTTTCAAATAATTTTTGTAAAATCTTATTAGATGAAATACAAAATATGGAAAAATATTTTAATTTTGCACCAAATCCAGAAGAAGACAAATTAAGACAAATACCAGAAATAGTTTTAAACGAAAAATGTCCAGAACTATATCAGTCACTTATGAATGTAGTAGATTCTTTTATAAATCCTATATTATTAACTATATGGAACAGGCATGTAACCGGCGGTAATATACAAATTGCTAATTATAATTTAAAAGATAAACAACAAGGTGCTTGGCATCACGACGCAAGCTCTGATGTAAGCATTGTAGTTCCTTTAAATACCGGAGACTACGAAGGAGGCGGTACTGAATTTTGGAAAAAAGGCGTAATAAAGCCTTTGCCAACAGGTAATGGTTTGATATTTCCTAGCTATACACATATGCACAGAGGACTACCAGTTTACAAGGGTGATAGATATTTGTTAGTTTTTTGGTTAACATCTATAGATAGAGATATTAACACTGAACAAAATTGCAGGTAAAATTAAGATATGAACAAAATAGATAACAGTGGAATGGGTATAGCAGCACTAGGACGTGATGGCGATAAATTTATGGCCCATGTAACTACAGGAGAAATGGTAGTACCTCCTGTAATTAATGAAGAAACAAAACAAAGAATTATAAAAGAGATGAGAGCTGCTGGATTAAATCCAAATGAATACACAGTAGGCGGCGGTATGTCTATTAATCCAATTACAGGTATGCCTGAATTTGGCTTTCTTAAAAAAGCTTTTAAATCAATTAAAAAAGTAGTAAAAAAAGCAGCTCCTGTTTTAGGAGTTGCAAGTATGTTTATACCAGGTATAGGACCTGCTATTAGTGGAGCGCTTAAAGCAGTTCCAGGTATAGGAGGAGCTTTATCTGGTGGTTTTAATCTTCTTACTGGAGCAGGTGCAGCTGGCGGTGCAGGAGCAGGAGCAGCAGCAACTGGCAGATTTTCTCGTTTAAAAAATTTCTTTAACCCTGCCGTTGGAACAAAAGGTGTTTTTGGAGGAACTTTTGGGCCAAATTTACGAAGTGGTATAGGTAAATTTTTTAGTGGCCAAATGGGTCAACAACCCGGTATGCCTGGTGGTATGCCTAGTTACGAACAGCAAGGTATGCCTCATGGAGGAAATTTTGCATTTATGTCCGGCGGCGGTCAAAATGATGCTTACCAAGCTTTATCGCAAATGAATCCAGACCAACAAAATGCCTTTAACAGTTTCTTTACAGATAGCCAAGACTATCCAGGACTTATGCAGGACCCAAAAGGTAATTTATACGACCCATCTACAATGATGAATGAAATGATGACTGCCTTTGGAAACTCCTCTTCTGGTGGGCAAATGGGTGGTTTAGCAAGCTTCTTCAGAAGAGACCCTGCAGATAAAGGAAGAACTCCGCAATTTATAAAATCTATAGGGGACTTATTTGGGTTTGGAGGAAGTTCTGGACCTACTAACAATGAAGGCGGAGGTAGTTTTTTTGGCAGAGAAACTCCTGGAGGAATAAAAGGAATTGAAGATTTTTTAAAAAGACCGAATATGGGAGCAGCTGGTATAAGCGCTTTGCTTGGTAAAGTGGTATACGACGCAGCAAAAGAAAGACAAGGCGGTTTAGCTGCAACTCCGGCAGTAACAATGGATTCACTAGGTAGATACCAGCTTTCAAAAGCTTTGGGAACTGGTGGCACTAGACAAGAGTTTGGTTTAGGAAACGCACCCCCTAAATTAAAATTTGCTACAGGCGGTGTTGCTGAACTAGATTTAAGAGATGGCGGAGAAAGCTCAGGACCTGGCACAGGCACTAGCGATGACATACCAGCCATGTTAAGTGATGGTGAATTTGTTATGACTGCCAAAGCAACTAGAGGAGCTGGTGCATATAATTTAAAAAATTCTAAATCAGGTATAGAAATGATAAAAGGCAGTAGCCCATCAAGAGAAGAAGGCGTAAAAAATATGCGTAAGTTAATGAAAATATTTGAGGCAGTATAAATGGCAGTACAAAACTTTTCAGCTAACAATCAAGTTTCACCTGTTATTACTGGTTTTACACGTGATGATAGACTAAGCGACCCATTTGTAAGAGAGCTTTACTTTGGAGGACCAGACAGCCCAGGTATAATCAGTGAAGCTTACAGAGCTGCACAAAAAGGCTATCTTGACACTCCTTTTCAGCCAAAACGTGTTGCTGGATTCTCACCGTTTGCAAATAGAGCTATGGAGTCTGTTTATTCTGGTATTGGCGGTTATAGACCATTTTTAGATTTTCAAAAAAGCGCTTTATTAAGAAGCATGGATACAGTTGGCGATAGGAAACAATTGCTTGACCAATCTCTTTCCGGGTACAGAGGTGCTTACGGAGATTTATTATCTAGTTTTGGACAACAAGGTCCAGCAGCTAGAGATTATCTAAGAGCATCTTTAACTGGTTTTGACCCAAGCTCTGTATCAAATTTTTATAATCCTTTTGAAGAACAGGTAGTACAACAAACCATTGATGACGTTTTTAAAAAAGGAGAAATAGAGGATGCAGCACAAAGGGCAGCTAACATCAAAAGAGGTGGTGAATCAGCATTTGGTTCAAGAGCTAGACTTACAGCTGATGAAAGAAGAGCAGCACTCGGCAGAGGTTTAGGCGAAGCTTTAGGTAAAATAAGAAGTGGAGGATTCCAAACAGCACAAGATAGAGCTTTAGCTGAATCAAGATTTGGAAGAGGGCGTTTATCTGATGCAGCAAAATTTGAGCAAGGTTTAGGTAGTAGCTTGTTTGGAGCTAGAAGAAATATATCAGGCGATATAAGAGGTGTATCTGGTGATTTAGGAGGACTAGCATCAGATTATGCGGGATATGGCAGAGGTATAGGTGCCTTAGCAGGAGATTATACAAAGTTTGGTAGAGATGAAAGACAAGAGCTACTAGGCTTTGATGAATTATCAAGACAAATGAAACAAAGAGAAATAGATTCTATTTACGCTGCAGATGAGAGAAATAGGTTTGCGCCAATGAAATCACTTGAATTTATTAAAGGATTTACCCCACAGTATGTAGGTGGTAGTTCAGATGTGAGAACAACATATGGTATGCCAAGAGACCCTTTCAGTGATGGATTAGGTACATTTTTAAGTTCTTATAGTAATTACGCTAATACTAATACTGGACAACAACAAGGTACAGGGCAACAGCAGGGACAGCAGCAAGGTGGAGGACAGCAACAAGGAAGCGGACAGCAAAATACAAACTACGGTATGCCAGGCACTTATCAATATGGTCAAGGGTATGGTCAAGGGTATGGTCAAGGGTATGGTCAAGGGTATGGCTATCCTGGATATGGAACAGCTTAATGAGTGTTTTAAATCGAAAAATGTTTGCAAACGGTGATGTAGTAAATCCCGGCTCACGTGCTACTGTAAACATAGGACCCAACATGCCTACACTTACATCTGGTGATGTGCGTAAGCTTATTGAGTTTTATGTATCACAAGGTATGAACTCTATTGACATTCAAGAACAAATTGGTCCGTTGACTGGATTATCAATGAATGACATTGAACAGCTGGTTATAGAGTCTGGTGGCAGTGTAAATCCAGCTGTAAATACACCAGCAGTAATTGACCCA